TTTATTACGCTCTGTTTCCTCAAGAAATTGAGCAGCAGCTTCTGCTTGAGTCGCCAGCTCAGACGCTTCTTGTACTTTCTCAAGTACAGCAGCAGCTTCATTCTCATCTATGAGAACTTTAGCCTTCTCTTGAGCTTTAGCAGCTTCAGCACGTTTACGAGCGAGTAGCTCTTGAATTGCGCTCATCTTAGTCTCCACTATTCTTTATAGGAAATGAGATTGTCATGGCGATTATGAAGTACCTCGTTACGATCTACGAGAGTCTTCATAGCTTGCATAAGTGCTCCACGATGTTCAGGAGCGATGCCTAGCTCAGTGTGCAAGTCGAGGAAGCTAAAGACACGAGTAGTCTCTTCTCTCAGGAGAAACTTGATTGCTGTACGCAAGTAGATAGTACGCTGCGCATCTGTTGGCAGGTTAGCTACAATACGTCCAGTTACTCCATGTTTCTTATAGATGCTCATGTCAGTACCTTAGCGCTTAGCCTTAACGAGTTTAGATAACTTCTTTTCAGGATCATAGATTCGTGCGACAGCGAAATTACCATCTACACGAGCTTGGAAGCTTATGAGACACTCTACGCTGTCACCTTGCCGAAGAGCCTCTCTAACTCTAGGTTCAAGTACAAGAGTCCACTCCGTCCTATCTGAGAGAACAAGCTTGCCTTCCATAGCATCATGAGCAGTTATTGTCTTATTGTCTAAGAAGTAGCGGGTAATGTCCGGATTCTTAGAGCCATCCTTACGAAAGACATGGAAGGAGACTTCAGAAGTCTTAGCAACGTTAGCATTAGTCATTGGTTGTCTCCTGAGAGACATCTTTATTCTCTTTATCCTCTTTACGCGCTTTCTTCAGCGCAAGAATCTCTGCGATACTCTTCGCGGGAATGGGTGAGACTTCATCTCTAATGAAGCTATGAGTAGCTTCCTTCATAAGCTCTTCATTAGATGCTGCCATAATCAGATCAGCCAGTTTAGCAGCTTTTGAGCGAGTAGCAAGATCACTTTCAAGAGCACGAAGAATGAGAGCAGTCTTTGCTTTTACACTCGCCGGGAGCAAGAGAAGATCACGGAGAGTACGCTTAACAGCAATACGGTGAGCAATACTGAGCTTCTGTTCAATAGCTTCAAAGAGCTCATACGCTTCCGTTTTGCTCTCTTTGATCTTACGATGCTCTACTGTAGCAGCACTGTAGATTTTAACACGAGTCTTAGGCTTCGTTGCTGTTGCCGTAAAGAGCTTAGCGCGCTCTTCGCTCGTGAACTCTATTGGCTCCAATACACCGTTAAGCACCTTAAGGTAGTGTTGAAGTGTATTCGTTACGGTGGAATCTATGGGAGAATGAGTCTTCCAATCCAAGGAGAGTCTGGGCATACGCTTCCAGACATTAGGATTGTCCCACTTTTCTACGATAGCCTTGAGTAGATCAGACAGCGTACCATGTCCTGCATTCTGCAAGACCATATTACGCTCAACAGCAGAAGTTTCACGCTCTGTACTGTCATCCAAGAGTCCTCTACGCTTGAGAAGGCTCATGAGACAGCCAGCTAAGATTTGACGGTCAATACGAAAGGTAGAGAATTGCTTAAGGTAATTGATCTCTTCCTTCTGAGCAATAGGGGAGAAGTACCAACGAAGCAGCGTTAGCACATTCCCAGCCTCAGCAAGAGGATGCTCATAAGTAAGAGCTATTGGTGCGAATGGCATCTCAAGCTTTCCTACAATCCCCGTTATAGGACAGAAGATAACCACTGCTTGTGAGAGGCTCCCAAGCTGAAAGCTCATTAGAGTAGTACGGAGTCTAGTCCGCCCGGCTAATGACCTACGCGCTTCAGCTTGAGAGCGAGCTTTGAATTCTCTATCTTCTCTTTGTTCTTTGAGTGTGAGAAGAGTCTTACGTACTCTGGCAGCAGAGATTACATCTTGACCCTGCTTAAGCTCTATCGTAGGCTCATAGATGCCTTGGACAGAGTAGTGATCTAGAGATACGTAACCATGCTTACGCTTACGTGCAAGAGTCCGCAGAATGCGGTTAGCTTGCTTAGTAGCAAGACGATACTTCTTTAGGTCTCGTGCTCCGCTTGTACGGAGAGAGAGCCAGACTTCACCTGTGCTCTTGTTCTGTTCCACTTCTTAGTCTCCTATCTTAGTCTCAGTATTACGTATTGTGTTGTCTTAGAAGCTTATGTTCGTTCTGCTCAGGACATGTTGCGTCACAGAACGAAGTACGAGTATGGCATAAGCCGAAATCGCTGTCAACCCTTTAATCTCTACATTGAAGTGTATAAGCTGAGTCTGTGCGTAGTAGCCTTTCCGCGAAGGGATCACTGGATGCATGGAATCCTCAATATCACAGAATCACAAGTGTAGTAGCCCTCCCCTCTCCCTATCCATGTGACCTAATAGGCATAGCAGCTACCTTAAGTGACCCTCTATTACTGGTGTGGGGACACAATTTTTGAAATGATTTTAATACTTATGTAGAAGAATTTGATACGGGGTATAGGTCTCTATAGGGTTACATAGTATAGCAGTAGGACAGGTACAGGAGGGGGAGGGAGGGGGTCTTGATCTCTCCGGATTGTGATTCCCTGATCTGCCATACTTACTATTACCGTGAGAGAGTAGCTATCATCTGTCACCTGCTACGCCTGTGCGGAGAGCCGGAGCTACTCGCTGCATACTACAAAAGCGCAGCTCGTAGTCGGCATAAGACAAAGGCGCCGGGAAGTGTCTCCTAAGAACCGGGGATAGATAACTGCTACAATTGGCGCTACGCTTATGACTGCAATGTGCTGTTAGCCTCGTTCGCTTCGCTCACAATCCATCGGAGTATTAGGAGTGAACACTCTCTTAGCAGAGATAGCAGTGTCCTTCCGCTGCCGCTCCAGTCTGATAGGTGGTCACGGTGTCTCTACTACTATCGCTGTACTGTAGCACAAGTCGCCAGTCTGTCAAGTATGAATCTCTCTTATAGTATGAGAACCTTGGAAGGAGAGATTCAGCCTATCGAAACAACATGATACAAGAGCGTTGTTTCGCTATGCCAAGTACTTGACAGACTGGCTTTGTTGTGCTATGTTACGCTCACGTAGTACAGACACTCCCGAGGAGAATAAGATGGCCTTGACGACTCGTAAGGTGAAGGTGGTAAGAGTAGCTTTCCTCACAGATAGCAGCTTTCGTCGTGAGAACGAGATCAAGCAGGGTGCTCTTAAGAAGAGGGCACTTCAGGAGCTTCAGCGTCGTTGTAAGGTACTCGTGTATGAGGATAGCACGAATCCTGATGTAGTATTCACGGTTTACCGGCTGCCGGGATCAAAGAGCTGGTGTCTGAGAAGGAGGGTAGACTGAGATGAGTAGCGTAGCTGATATTCTACGGAGTAAGCGTGAGCGCAGAGAGAAGGAGAAGGATAATGCTCCCTATACTATCGTGTCAGTTGGAAGACCGAAGACGCTCAGAGAGCCCGACAGAGATACCTTCTACTGTGATGTGCGTACTGCTAGGTTCTCTGTTGGCTGCTGCAAGATTCTTGATTCGTATCCTAATGGAGATATGAGAATCTTGACTCCAAACGGTGTACAGTTCACAGCACGCGCAGAAGAAGTCTTCTACATTCGTAAAGGAGATTGGCATGAAGCTCATGATCTTAGTTAGCGCGAAGAAGATACAGGCTCGTAAGGGTACAGAAGCTGCTGCAAGGTTTCTTGCTCGCAACGGTGTGAGCTTAGAAGGTGCTCTCTGGTGTCTTCTAGGAAAGGATTGCCGGATCTAAGAATCGGGCTTGACAGGCCCCCTGAGATGTTGTAAGCTAGTAAACGTTGTAGCAAGGGAGTGATGGGCGGATTCTCCCTACATAATAATCTGCCCACCTATAGGAGACTTAAGATGCAAAAGAAGCTGATGGGAGTGCTGCTCGGTCTGGCCTTCAACCGTATGTCCATGATGCCGGATACGCCTGCTGCTGGCGAGGCTAAGAAGCTGCCGGAAGGCTGGCTCGGATTGACGGTTGATGTCAGCAAGAAGGTTGAGATTGCTGGTCAACCGGGTAAGAACGAATACGAGAAAGTAGGTGAAGTCATCATTCCTATCCCTACTCTCGAAGCATTCGGTATCAAGGATGCGAAGATTAAGGAGACGGGTGAAGATGGTCTGCCTGTCTACGAAGATGAGAAGCTCGACTGGCTCTTCGGTTCTGTTGTTGCCGCTTGTAAGGCTCAAGCGCGTAACAAGCTGATCTCTGGCACTGCTGATCTGAAGGAAGGTCAGAAGATTGCTGAGAACTTCGAAGAACTGACCGCTGAAGGTGAGCGGAAGGGTAATGCAGAAGCTCTCAAGCTGGCGAAGGAGATTCAGAAGAGCTTTGCTGCGTTCGTGCAAGGACTTGGTAAGACTGCACAGACGCAGGCTGTCCTTGTCGGTCTGTTCCGCAACAAGCAAGCTCTCTCGTTGCAGACGGATGAGAATAAGAATAAGATGAAAGGTTATCTGACGCAGTATGCTGAGACGCTGGAAGAAGCTGATCTCGCTCGCTATAGCAAGTACCTGACGAGCGTGGAAGAGGCTTGCGCTCCGGGCACTCCGAGCGACTTCTAAGCTACTCTGCTAAAGGATACTCTAGGGTGCTTGTATAGGCCCTAGAGTTTCTGCAAATGCTTCGGCTGTATCTCAAAGTGGATTCAGAGGAACTCGCCACTGAATTCTACTTCAAGAAGAAAGAGACTGCTGAGATGTGGGTCAAGCATCACTACGCTGTTATCTCTCAGCTTGTCTGGTTGTTGAAGAAAACGCGAGATTTTGAGACTGAGATAAGGAGGATGTACTGATGTTTGAGCAAATCTGGGAAGAGTATACTGGTGGCTTGCTGTCGCATGAAGAGTGCTACAACAAGCTTGTCGCGGCTGGGCTGTCAATGTCCGCGCCAGATCAAGAGGTTCAGATCATAATTAATCACGAGGAAGATCCGAACTTGTTTTTAGAGGTAATCGTGAATGAAGATAATGTTATCTTCAAGGTAGCAGTTGATGTCGATCAAGCTGCTTGCTTTGTAGCAGCAGGAGCAGAAGAAGTCTGATGCTAAGTCCTGCACTCTGAGCTTAAGGTGCTTTGGGTGCAGGCTTCTACTCAACAACAGAGTGAGGTGAGGCGTGGTAAGATCAGAACCTACACTTAGAACCACTAGGCTTCCTACTTCATTAGGTAGGGGGTATGCGGTCTTTTTCGCCTCCGGCTGAGCCTACCTCAATACCATAGCCCACAAAAATTTCTAAACTTTTCAGCTCTTACCCTCTCTACTCCTAATACATAGAAGCTCTACGCAACGTAGAGACTAAGAATAAGACGTATAAGGAGATACCACTTGAAAGACCAAATAGCCCATTGGCTCGCTCGCGGCTTCAAAGCCGACAAAGTAGCTACAATCGTAGGCTGTACTCCTGCGTACATTTCTCAGCTTCAAACTGGAGATGAGGAATTTCCTGCGCTCTTAGAAAAGGCCAAGAAGGCCGTTGAGCGTAGTAAGGAAGAAGATGCCATAGAAGACGATTACGTCAAGCTTGAGGCATCTGTTGTAGCACAAGTCAAAGAGAATCTTCCTTTCGCTGAATTCGGTGATCTGACACGTCTTATGCAGACACTCATTCAGAGGAAGCAGAAAGCGCCTAACGGCTCGATCGTATCTAACATCACACAGAATAATAATACTGTTGTCTTGCAGATTCCCACGGCGGTCGCACCTGAGATCATGCTAAACAAACAGAAGGAAATCATAGCCATCGACGGCAGGACTCTTGCTCCTATGCCTTCAGTTGGAGTACGCAGTCTCTTTAAGGGAATCAAAGATAAGCGTGAAGCTGAGACGATTGACGTTACTACAATCCGGGAGTTACCGGAGGATTTCTGAGCGACGTTGAAACTCTAGATGTATCTACTGATTTAAGCCAAGCTAAAGATCGCTGCCGTACTGACTTCAACTTCTTTGCCGGTCTTTGTGTTCCAGACACAATGGCCTATTCCTTTCCTAAATACTATATTGCTCTCTGGCTATCTCTTATTCGCGCAATCGAAGAGAACAACACTACCCAAGTAAAGAAAGTTCTTCGTTATTGTATTGGCTTACCTCGCGGTTTTGCTAAGACTACCTTCATTAAGTGTCTAGTAGCTTGGCTTATCTGTCACAAGATGGTACACTTTGTCCTTATCATCTGTGCTACAGATCCTCTCGCAGAAGCTTTCCTCAATGACTTAGATACCATTCTTAAGAGTGCTAACATTGAAGCTCTATACGGTAAATGGGTTCCAGCTAAAGATTCAGCAGATACGAAGAAAGGCTTTTATCAGCTACGTCCTCTTATCATTAAAGCTAGAGGCTCAGGTACTGCTGTTCGAGGCATTAACGAAGAGAACAGGAGACCTGACTTCATTATCTGTGATGACATGCAGACTAAAGACAATGATGAATCAGAGACTGATCGGGCTAGACTCTTTACTTGGTTCGTAGGTACACTTCTAAAGACTGTTACTCAACGGCGTAGCATCGTCATCTACGTGGGTAACATGTACTCTGATCACTGTATTCTCTACCTACTTAAAATCAATCCTTACTGGATTTCTCTTATTACTGGTTGTATCTTAGAAGACGGCACTTCTCTCTGGCCTGAACTCTACTCTGTTGAAGACCTCTATGAAAGCTTCTTACATGATGAGAGCTTAGGTAAAGCTGATATCTGGTTTGCTGAGATGATGAATGATCCAATTGAAAGTGCTAATAGCCTTCTACATGGCCCCTTTCCTAAGCTTCCATTTGAAGATCTTATTCCGGCTCCTGATGCCTCATGGATTACGATAGATCCAGCTGGTTTTCGTAAACACAGTGATGATAACGTAGTTGCTGCACACTACCTTATTGATGCTAAGAACTTCATAGCTGAGATGGATGGAGGAGTTTGGAATCCTAGACAGACTGTTGAGTGCTCTCTTAGTATGGCAATTCGTCATGAAGCAGCTCTCATTGCTATTGAAGCAGTAGGCTATCAACAAACTCTTGCTTACTGGACACGAGAATGCATGAAAGAGGCTAAAATCACGGGGATTGAAGTTGTAGAGCTTAAGCGTCCTACTAATGTTACTAAAGAACGCTTTATTCGTAACTTCATTTCAGAGATTTATGATAGTAATTACTACTTCTTACGTGAAGCGGATAGAGCTAAGTTCGTATGGCAAGCGACAGCCTTTCGCATAGGTCGCAAGGACAACAGAGATGACTGGTTAGATTGTCCAGCGATGGGATTAGAGGTTCGTAACCAGTTTTCTCATATGCTAAAAGTAAGAAAAGACATAAGAACTGGTAGTAAGATTGCCAGAGTCCGCAGTAATAACACACCTTTCTAGGAGACGGGGGATTGGCAACTCCTAATAATCAGAAGTCTGCTTTCCGCCTACCTGAAGAAGCTGTAAAACAAGTAGAACAATTGCTAATTGCTATCCTTGAATACCACCGGCGACAAAATGGTATCATTCGTGCTAAGCTTGAAGCCATTGACATAGCGTATGCTCGACATCAGACTGCTAAACCTACAGGACATCCTGACGAATCTGGAATTGACTCTAGAACGACTGAATCTAATATCTCTTGTGGCATTACAGAGAAGGACATTACTGTACCTGTAGTCATTGGTCAAGTAGATTCCTTCGTAGGCTATCTTGCTGACGTGTATCTCTCAGGTTATCCAATGTTTCCTGTTGTTTCTGAGCCTCAACACATGAAAGAAGCTGAAATGCTCGAAGCAATCATTGATACTACGTCTGTTCTAGGTCGCTATCATCGACATTTCCTTATGAGCTTCCGAGATGGTATTAAGTACAACTTCATGCCTATGGAAATCTCATGGGAACCTCTTGAACAGTATGATGTTGTAGCTAACTTCCTGAATCCTCAAGCCGCCGCTTCACTACAGCAGCATCAACAACATATTACTAAAGTTAAGCGTCTAGATCCTTACAATACAGTCTTTGATTCCCGTGTTGATCCTGTAGAAGTTACTTATTGTGGAGAGTTTGCTGGAAACTTAGAGATCATCCCCCGACTTGAACTTAAGCGCTTCATTAATCGCTACTCTCAGTCAGGAGATCTCTACAATCTAGGTAAGATTCATGAGATTAGTGCTATGGGGCCGGAGAATTTCTTCTATACTGATCTTCCTACGGTAAGCGACTTCATTACAGGAGCTAGAGCTAAGAATGCTCAATTCGATTGGGCAGCTTGGCTTGGCACGAGACCTGCGGCTACTGGCATGAAGCGTACTTTACAAGCAGGTGCTTATGAGAAGTTTACTTGCTACTGCCGCATTATTCCTTCTGAACTAAAGATTACTAATGTGCCTAAGTCAAATTCTCCTCAAATCTGGAAGTTTATCTTCCTGAACGGCAAACATCTTATCTATGCTAAGCCAGTATACACGGTTTACGATACTCTTCCAATCATGATCGGACAACCATTGGAGGATGGCTTTGCTCTCCAAACGAAGTCTATTGCAGAAGCTCAGATTCCGATGCAGGAGGCAGCGTCTACTCTCTTTAACATCCGCTTTAATGCTGCTCGGCGTGCTGTCTCTGACCGTGCTCTATTCGATCCTACTCTTATCAATGAGAGCGATGTAAACGCACCTACTCCTGCTGCTAAGATTCCTGTACGTCTGTCCGGGCTTAATGACAAAGACTTCTCTCGTGCTTACCAAGCTATTCCTTATGATCCACGCGGTACGGATACTGTAATTGGCGATGCGCGTAATGTCCTCGAACTCTCAGATCAACTTTCTGGTCTTAATCGTCCACAGCAGGGACGCTTTCAGAAGGGTAATAAGTCTGTAAGAGAATGGGAAGATACTATGAGTAATGCTGATAACCGTCCGCGCCTTCCTGCTCTTGCTATTGAATTCCAGACGATGATTCCTATTAAAGAACAAATCAAACTCAATATCTTCCAGCATGGAGTTAAAGGAACCTTCCAAAGCTTTAAGTCAGGTACTCCTTATGAAGTCAAGCCTCAAGACATGGAAAAGCTTAAAGAAGTAGTGCTTTCTTTCCGCGTGGCCGACGGCTATACGCCTAAGTCTAAGATGGCTTCTGGTGAGATGATTGAGATGGGACTTCAAGCTATCTCTCAGAATCAGTTCCTAGCCCAGAGCTTTGGAGCTATGCTTCCTGCTATGTTCTTACACCTTATGCAGCTAGGAGGTGTCAGAGGCATGGAGCAGTATCTACCACAAGCAACACAAAACGCAGCAAACGGAGCTGTCAACCAGCCACCTACGAATGGCACAGGATCAGGTAATCCTAATCCCGTCACCTGAAGCGTGCGGGATTCTTACTGCTACAGAAATTGATATAGTAAAGAAAGCTCTCTCAGACCCAGCTGTTACTAAATATCTTAGGCATCTTCACTTTAATGCTCTTAAAGATCTTGGAGAGAATGACATAAGAACGGAAGAAGAACAAAAGAGAACACTCAGCTATTTTGCTAAATACAAAGGCATTAGGCAGGTTATAGGAGCACTCTTAACAATGGGAGGTAATACCTGATGTACAAGCCGTACCGTCACATTAGATCTGCAAGCCGCTTCAAGCAACATGGTCATGCTAACTTCCTCTCTGATCTGATGAATACGCTGGGTGGACGTAAGTCACCACAGAAGACTAACAATAATCCTGATCCTAATAACAACAATCAAAATCCTGACCCGAACGACCCTAACGATCCTAATAACAAAAAGAAAGCTAATGATCCTAACAATCCTAATCCTAATCCTAACAACAAATCACAGGATGATCCTCTTGACATTTTCAAGGACTTGTTCCAGAATAGTGATAACGGTGATGATGCTCCGCCATCATTTAGCCTAGATCCCACGAAGCTACAGAATGTAGCAGGTCAACTTAATTTCGCCGGACAACTTAGTCCAGAAGACCTAGAAGGTCTCAAGTCTGGCGATGCTGAGAAGATTACTGGCATTCTGAATCGTGTGGGTCAAAACTCCTATATGACTCTCATGCAGCATCTGCCTGCTCTTACGGATAAGTATGTGTCCGCCAGAGTAGCACACGCCACTAAGGGGCTGGGCGGTCAGGTCAAACAGACGCTGACAAAACAAGCTCTTTCCAAGCTGGCAACTAATAATCCTGTGTTGAAACAGCAGATGGATATCATTGGACAGCAGCTTTTGTCCAAGTTTCCTGATGCTGACCCCGACTGGATTGCAGAGCAGACTTCGGATTATTTCGTGTCGATGGCTAAGCTTATCAAGCCTGATGCCTTCCGTAACGAGAATGATCCTACGCCTACTCCTAAA